CCATCGACTCCACGCATCTGGATTAGCAGGATGAGGACCAAAGTGTTGACTACACCATGCGTCTACTTCAAAGTAATCCTTATCATTGAATTCTGCTTGATACCAATTAGCACGACTGAATTTGTATTTTTCTTCTTTCATCGGTAGCAAAATTTCTTTGCAAAGATTAGTGCCATATATAGCGTTTAGAATTTGTTTCTGATAGTAACTCTTACCGGTTCGTCTGCCCCCGGCGATAACATACAATTCACCGGGCTTCCAGCCTTCAATGTCCACAGCCAACTGCTTTATCGTATTCAATTGATGGTTGTATATTGTCATCTTACCAACTCTTTAATCATGTTGTACTGGTCGATTGCCTCACACACTTTTTTCCACGCATCTTCTAGTGCTACGTTATGTTCTTCTTTTACTTTGCGTAGAGTAATGCTAGGTGGGTCTTGCTCTGTCCAATCGTCTGGCGTAGCATCAGTCCAGTAATAAACAATAGCATAACTGCTACTATCGCTTTGATAATCACGCCACTCGTTTATTTTCTTATCGTAATAAACATAACCCCAATCACTGTCTCCGTCGGCTTTGCCACCAATACCCCAGCCACGATAGCTGAGATAGTAGCCCGACTTAGGAGGTTGCTGTAATTCTGTACGATACCAAATGCTTGTTCTCATTACCAACTCAATGCAAATAAAAGATAGTCACGTTCATATCTGAATTTTACACGAACTTCGGATTTAAGTCTAACCCAACGGCAATGTCGTTCTGGGTTTCCTACATTTTTATACAACCAAAGTATTACATCATCGTGAGTTTGGGTAGATTCACTATGAACAATGTGTTCGTGCCAACCCACATTAGTGTTCTCATAGCCCTTTTCCCAATCGTACCAATCGTGTCTTAATTCATACGGGAGAGCCATATTATGCCCATCTCAACATGAAATGCAGGTACTCTCGCTCGTTTTTGAAGGCAGCAAATATGTAGTCACCGCCACCTAAGTCATTCATTTCCCACTCATTGCTAGTAGAAGGATACTTGATAACTCTAAACACATCTAACCTACTAGTGAACCTTGCGTTTTGATCCATCCAATCATATATGTCATCGTTGCCGTATCTTATACCGCCTGGCCCATAGTCATATAACAATTCGTAGGCGTAATGATTTCTATCTTCAAAGCAATAGACATACTTGTAACCATAATAGAAGTCCTTTACTTTCGTTGATCGCCAAGATACATTAGGGTCGTTGTTACGCCTATAATGTTCCCATGATTTATAGCCACTCTTTTTGAGCTTACGCTCGGCTTTCCACTTACGAAATCTTGCTCTTAACCGCAACATAGTTCAAACATCATAGCATCTTTTTCATCACGAAACCAAAACTCAATTGCTTCTTTTGTGAATCTGCATGTGTACTTGTCCCCGGGTAAGCCAAACTTTTCAATCGCTATAGCACATGTTTCGTTCCATAGGGTTATGCCCTCAGTGGTACCCATGACATTTTGAAAAGGTATTCTCACACGAAAATCGTGGTCAACATCAATACCCCCCAGCGTGTAAGATTTCTTTAACTGTTCTGACATTCTCTGGCTCTCTGTGAAATTTCAATGCCCACTTCTCGGGGTCGATGTATTCGATAATCATCTTCACTTGTGTAGGATCTAGACTATCCATGAATTCAATACCGCTCTTAGATTGAAACAACATCCATGGGCTGATCTTGCCTGTAGTGATTGCATGACAGATTCTGTTTCTATTGCCGAAACGTAAGTAGTCTTTGCCTTGAATCGTTTCGATAGTTGCCAATTCGATGGTAGTCTCTACACTTCGATGAATCGCATCCAATGCATCTTCTGTACGCAGATACTCTAACAGGTACTTGGTATAGTTTTGATCGCTGGTCCAAGTGTCAATCTTGACTTGATTCTTTACCAACCAGTCTGCAAATCTACTGACATTCAGTGCATTAATTTCAACACAATGCGATCCGAACTTAACAAACGCAGTATAGTATGCACTCTTAATGAATTCTTCGTAGGTTCGTTGCTTCTTACTAGACGAATTCTTTTTGTAGAATTGCAACCAAGCTTGAAACCCCAATCTATTGCCTTGACGATCTTTCTCTAACCATCGATGTTTGTATTCACAAATATGTTTAAGCACCGTGGATTCACGCAGGAATGTTCTTCCGCAGAATTCACACCCATACTTGGGTTTAGAGGTTTCCTCTGTCTCTTTCATACTGCTCGATATCTTCATCTGTCACAATCTGGTTAAGTACTTCTAAGTCAGACACCTTCATATGAGGGTAGATTTGACCTAGATACATTTTTCGTTTCTGTTCTGCTACATAAGCTTTAGCTACTTCATTGATACTCTCTGCATCTGCTTTGGGATATATCTTTGTGTAATAGTCTTTCGCTTCTTTCAGAGTAGCAGCCTCTTTGTATTTGATAACCCTATCTCTTATGTGTGGGATCCACTGATGAAATTGTTTACCTAAGCCTGCGCTTGCACTGCACAGCATCATCCATTGAAGCTTGGGATGTTTCTGCACAAATTCAGAGAACAGATACTTGTTGGCATACTCATTCGTACTCATTACATAGTAACGAGCCAACCCTTCACTAGCTTTGATTGCACTCATCCAATGAGTCAGCATGAAGGGCACGATCTTCTTTTGTTGCTCGGCAGTTAGTCGATCATAGAAACCGTAATCTTTCTTGTCTAGTGCAGCCAAGATTTCAAACAGGTCTACATCTACGTTCTCAAACTTTTCGTCTTTAGCTAGTTGTGGTTTTTTAGTTGCCATTAGAATGCTTGGTTGTAATCTACGATTTCACAGTTTCTACTAATCTCTTTGACAAAGTAAACACATCTGGGTTTGGGTCCGTCATCTAAAGGTACACATAAAAATTGTCCGTTCTTTAGTCTAGGAGCGTACCATGTTACGTCATGATAGATATCTACAATTTCGATTTGTAAAAAGTCAGGTCTGAAACTAGACAAAGGGTTGAACTCGAAAGCACTGAAGCCCCTATCATTAATACTAGTCAGGGGTAGTGTTTCTAAGTCACCGTGATCCTTTTCACCGATCAATATTTGCCAGTCAACTGGCATCTTGATTGTAGCATCTCCTACACGCAGTACCAATGCAGGTGCGTTAAACGATTCTAAGAAGATTAGTGGGATGTAATGGTAATCTACGTTGTTTGGGTTACTGTTATCCAGTATCGCAAAACGCAGGTCATCAATTTCATCTGGTAGAGTCTCCAGATTGTAAAATTGATTGTCAAGGGTTAGTATTCGCATATGTATATTGTATCACTTATATGTTAGTTTTTCAAGGTCAAACGGGTAGTTAGCTTCTTTGTAGAAAGCTTTCCGTTGTGTAAGGTGTCGCTTTGCGAACTTGCAGTTACTTGTTATGTCCCAAATCTGAACAAAGTCTTTATCTTCGGCTTTACGAATACCTCGCCCGATACTTTGGATGACACGAACAAAACTCTTACCAGGCTCTAATAGAACCAAGTTAAAGATACGAGGGATGTTAATACCCACAGCAGCCACACCATACGTAGCTACAATGATCTTGTTAGTAGCAGTCGCAACTTCATCATAGTTTTCCCTACGTTCTGTTAAGTTGGTCTCGCCCGAAACAAATGCAACATCAGGTGCATCTTTCAACAGACTGAAAATATCACTTAGTCTGCGCTGTAGTTCTTTTCCTGCGCTAATACGATCAACTAGGATCAGTGTGTTACCTGTCTGAGATACTTTGTTGATTAGTTCAGCAATCGCATCTAGTCGTTCCTTATTCTCGGTTAAGTACTTCAACTCACTTTGGTAGTTACTAAACTCTACATCGTCTTTCAATTGAACGATGTTAACGTGACACTGTGCAAGAACGCCCTTCTCTTGCAGTTCGCTTGCTGACAACTTACCGATAACAGGACCTAGTGACACGAACAATGACATGTATTCAAACTTAGCCTTAGGCACAGTTCCAGTCAATCCCCAACGAATAGGAATACGTGACATGGGGCCAGTCAACAATGCTTTCAATGCATCAGCCTTAGCCATGTGCACCTCGTCAACCATGACACAAACAACATCTTCAATAAACTCAATGATAGTGACCTCAGCCTCACCTGACTGAGTTTTCTTCATCATGTTGTTCAGCGATTGCCAAGTACAAATAGTATGTTGCTTTCCGAGTTCTTTACGGTCACCAAAATATACACCAACGTCCAAGCCCAAGTTAATATAGTCCGCTTCCGTTTGTCGTACCAAGTCCTTGTTAGGGACAATAACAATTGATCTGCCATAGTTCTCTACGCTTAAACTCAATGCCGCTGTTGTCAATGTCTTACCTGCGCCTGTAGCGACTTCTTGAATGCACTGTGGATTCTCCAGGAAACGATTGATAATCTCAATCTGATAATCACGCAACACAACAGGTTGACCTGCCATTGGATGCTTTGCGGGCCAGACTTTATGCTTGAACGTTTCTTCTGTTACTTGAGTAAAATTGAATGTCTGCTGGTAGTCACGCATATCATCCAATTCAATATCATACCCTGCCTGAGTTAACAATGGGAGTATCTCAGGTAACAAGTTAATGTATGTTGAGCCACCTAATGCAAAGTAGCTTGTCTTGCCATTCCAACGACCTAGTTTGACACTCGGCAGATATCGTGCACCGGGTACTTCAAACTCAAACATCTTCATCAGTGTCTTGCGATCACCGAGTTCAAGACCCTCAAGCTTTACGTTGACTTCATCTTTAATAATTAACTTACATTCTTTCATCTAACAACCACCGGTAATGAATTTTTCATTCTTATAACTTTCTTAAATTTTGATGACTCTTGCACAGCCATTGACGATAGATTAATTAGAACTGGTCTGCTATAATCCTTGAGCCTAGCTTCCAACACGATGTTGTTCTTTTCGTCAACATGAATACCACTATCTGCTAGTTTGCTTTTGAGTATTCTTCTGTATTGTACTAGCATTGATGCTTGACCAGTAACTAATACGGCATCACAGTTCATTGCTTTGAGATATGTTACTAGGGTATCGACCTCAGCAAAGTCAATGTTTACCTCATAAGTTGATGCAAACTCAAGCAACGGATCGCCATTTGTAACGCTACTATCAACTGCTACCCCGTGTGTACTCAAATTAACTAGGCACTCAATATCAGACGACAACGGCAAATCCTTGATTGCTTCATCCACAAATCTGTTAGTGGCAGCAATAAGGTAATGGTTATCTAATTTGATTAATGTGGGAGACCAGTATTTGGCATTGTACTGTACAGTACTATTTAACAATTCGCTAGTGACCGGGCAATAATTGACGACAGGATAATGCTCTGCCGCTGACTGTAGTATCACACGTAATGCATGAGTACTGTATGGTGCTTCGTATACCTTTTTCTCCTTATACCATTTGAAAGAGTTATAGGGCACTTTGTGAAAGGCGTCAACAAACTTCTTGCTGAATGGGCTTCTGAATGTTATGGTATGATCGTTAATGGTTACGTATGCTTCGGTGAACTTGGGATCACTTGGTACAATAGTTGACTCCCATGTTAGCCCTTCTAGAATCTCACTGGTTATACCATGCTTATGTAATTGCCTTCGATACTTGTCAACCAGTTTGTCAAACAATGCAACTTGGTTTGTGGTTAGATTGTTTTTCTGTAGGCTAATGGTCTGTAAATTTTGTACGAATCTAAGGTCATACTTACTAAGCCGCATCATGCCAGTTTGCATGAAATAGATAAGGTGTTCTTTTGTCTGTACAGGAATCATAGCTGTACAGTATAACTAATCTGTATCAAATAAGCAACTTAACAGGCAAAAAAAGGGGACCGAAGTCCCCTAAAGTCTATTAACTACTTACCAAATTGCTCGACTATAATCCCCTTTGAGTGGGTCAGATGGTGCCCAATCACTTGGGATATCTGCCTCAGTGACACTTTGAGTCAACCCCTTACCACCGAGTTGACGCCAAACATACATTCGTTCATTGTTCTCGTTTTGAATCCATTGATCCTTACGTAATGCTTCGTACATTGCAGGGAAGTCTGCGGCAAACAGTTTAACATCGTAGCTGTAGCTCTTGAAGTCTTTACCACCGCCACCACCACCTGAACCAGTGTTGATAGTAGTGTCATTAAAGTAAGAACTACCCCAACCATCATGCATGTATGGGTCTTTCTTGTGCTTTGACATTGGAGGCTTGACTTTGATGTTGATTCGACCTTGCCAGCCGGGGTAACCAGTAGGCTTACCTTTGTTGTAGTCAGCACGGGTATCAAAGTTTTGAACACCTTTGCGAGGACTAGAGTGACTGTTAGACAGGTCTTCTTTAAAGAACACATCACTAATAGTGACCTCATGGTACTCGTGGAAGTCTGCGGCTTTGCCTTTGTTGCTACTCCATTTGTAAAAGTCATGCTGTGCTCCATTGGCCCAGAACCACTTCCAATTGTCTTTGATAAACTGGTTCAGTTCGTCAATAGACTTGACTTGTCCCATCTTTTCTAGGAACAGTTCACGCTCGGCTTCCATCTGCTCAACTTTCTTTTCAGCACGGCGGGCAGTAGCCAACTTACGCAAATGTGCCTGGTACTTCTTTTTATCTTCGAAAATCTTGCCATCGGCATCAGATTTGTATGCTTGAATGATACTCATATCAATCCTTTAATGTTTTCCAAGTTCTTTCACGTTCAGATTGAAACTGTTCGTACTGGTCAATAAGTACACACGTGATGTAATACGACAACGAGATTCCAGTTAGTACGCATACAGTGAACACCATGTTGTCAACGCTTTCTTTAACAGTGTCACCGATACCCAATGCAGATGCACCAGCAATAGCAATAATGACAGCCGATACAATGAACCAAGCAAATGTTCCTGCGCCACGACTATCTTGATAGACTGCCATGTAGTTTTTATGAAACTTCATCGGGAGTTGAAAAATCGTTTTCAGCAATTTTGTCACTACCCACATTGTGAAGTGAAATGCAGTTGAGAAATTCATTGACACTTCACACCTTTGCCAAACTCATCCATTACTTGACGAACGTGACCTTGTTCACCTACGATAAACTTGTAACCATCAATGCATCGCATTTCGGTTAGCCCATTGTAGCCCCAGCTAATAGTGTTGCCTTGACTAGAACCAGTGACAGCACCAATGACCATCAAGCCGATTGTCAGAATAAACACTACAACAACCATCACCTCAATCAGTGTGTATCCACGTTGCGCTTTCATATTAAGCACCCTTCATGCAAGTTGCCTTAGCCAGTTCACGCCAGTTGCTAGAAATCTTGACGAGGTCAGCAATCTTGAGGCACATACGCAGAGACACTTCACGCAGTTTGTTGTGATTGTCCCAAATGAAGTTCATCAGTTCCTCGACCTGTTGCTCGGAGAAATCGTAGTCGGCGAACAGACCACCAGTGTCTTGGCTGTCACGATGCACCTGACGAATGCGGAGCATCTTGTCACGCTCACTGTCAACAGTCAGGTCAAGAAAGTGACAACGAGACTGGAGAGCATCCAAGTGAGGTTGAATCTTGCTAGCCTTCTTGTTATCGAAAGTTTTGTTGGTGATGAAAATCACAGAACCGTTGAAGTCAAAAGTGTTCGGCACACCTTCTTCACGCAACAGACGAGAATCCTTGTTCCAAGAAATACGACGGGTCTTGCCGGAATCCAGAGCACCCTTGAGGACGTTCAGAGCATCCTGATCTTCCCACACATCGCAGTCATCGAACACCAGAACGTTTTTCTTGTCCGAGTACTTGTACAGGGTAGCAAACAGCCCGATACCAGAGATAGCACCTTTGACAATCTCAAAGCGAGGACGCTTGCCAGCCAGCTTGTCAAACATGCTAGCCTTTTCCATTTGAGTAGTCACACCGTGCGACTTACCGATACCAGCAGGACCAGTCACAATCATAGCACGAATGTCACCTTTGATGCAAGCACCTGCCATTTCATCAAGGACAGCGAATCGGCTAGCAATGCGATCCATTGCTTGTTCATCAGTTTCAGCCTGCACGACTTCTGCCTCAGCAGTGGGCACTTCGACAACGGGTTCAGTACCATTTAGGAACTGAATGTCAGACATAGAATCGACCTTGACCTTGACAACCTCAATGTCAATATTGAATTGACCGTCATTCTTCACAGTGACGTAGTTGCCTTTCTTACCGGATTGAAAACCACGAACCAAAGTGAACACCTCACCTTTGACGGGTTGATTGCGATAAGAACCAGAAAGAATGCGAATCGTAGACATTGAAATTTGCTCCGTTAGTTAACTGTCAATACAAGTATTATATACCCAAACCGATTTATTGTCAACCGCGCTGATAGCGAGATTGAGCCAGGTATTCGATGTCCACATTCAGGTCCTCGATCAGGGCATCAATTTCGTTAGCAGACATTTGGTAGGAATCGGTGTCGCCGAGGGCTTCCTTGATCTGGACTTTTGCGTATTCCAGAGTGTTGATAGCCTGTTCCAATTTGAGTACTTTTTGATTACGCATTTTGCGACTCCGTTTTGTCATTCAATACATGTATTATATGCCCAAAACGATTTATTGTCAACCTCAGGAGTTGACAGTTTCAAAAGGGCTATAGTTCTCAACTTGGTCCTCTTGTTCAAGGACATCATATACAATCTCAACCGGGACGTCCAGCAGGGTAGCAATCTTGATAGGGCGATCACCCTTCTCAAGCATTTCCAGGATCTCCATGTGTAGTTCGGACATTTTAGACATTTTAACCTTTCTTGCGGAGCAGATCGAAAATTTGATTTTGGAGTTCGTTGACTTGATCCAGTTCAACGTAGAAATCGGTAGTAGGATCGTAGTACATTCCTTCTTTCACATCGTAGTACAGAACCTGACCGTTGGGGTAGTGAAACGGACCCTCCAGACCTTTGCGAGGACCGTATTCTTGATTGTGCTTGAAAACGACATAAGACATAAAGACCCCTTTCAACTGAATAAGACTCTATTATAGACCCAAAACGATTTATTGTCAAGCCACGTTAATTTGAACTTGCAAACCCTCCCAAGTACCTGACTGACCAACAGTGCTGGACAGAACGCCACCGCAGGAGCGAGTGTACTCCAGAGAATCTAATGCTTTTTGAGTAGCCGCATTACACTTCGTAAAGTCACCGATACCGTTACGAATTTGCTTGGCAGTAGCATAGAAACATGCATTACCAACAATAACACGAAACTTTTGGGTTTGCTTGAAACGCTTGATAGTCATGTCAGACTCCTTTAATCAATCAATACACATATTGTATGCCCAAAATGATTTATTGTCAACCTTTTTGTTTGACTCGCTGAAATTTTAGGCGCCAAAACAGGCGCCACCGAACAGATTGTTTGGTTCGGTGTAGGCTCTTGGTTCCTGTGAGAAACTTGCCGTCGATAAGCTTACCAAAGGGCTTTGCTTTGGGCTGGCCCTTCAGTAGTTTTTCAGCAATGCGTTCGTATGTTGACATTTTGTAGTACATATTTGCATTGTACTACCAAAATGATTTATTGTCAATCAGGTAGTACTGACCCAATGTTGAAGAATTGCAGGTCGTCTCGGCGCGCCACCTGATAGTTGATAGTCAAGTGCATGTCGCCTGAGTTGAATTGATTGTCCCACAAGCCTAATAGTGGGTTAGAAGCATTCAACCCAAATCGATATGCACGATTCTTGGGGTCCTTCAACCAGTATTCAACAAACTTACCACGGAGCTTGCTGTTCTTTTTGAATGACTTAACTGGTGTCAGTCTGACAGGCTTATCACTTGTACGACGGCTTTGTTGATTGAATTGCGGAATCTCTTTATCAAACTCTCGCTTGATAACATCAAACTCAATATCATGTGCATGGAACTCAGGGAGACGATAGACCATTGGAATAGTCTTTTCGGTAAACTTCTTAGGGTCACCGTTGATATACTCTTTCAAGTCTTGTCTAAACTGGGTGAGGCGTTCTTCTTTCAATGCCATGACCATAAACTTCTTGCTGTAGTACTCACGTACTTCATCGGCATGTACTCGATCCTCAGGGGTTACTTGACGGAATAGATCCTCTGATACAAGTGATGTAATCATGGGCCTCAGCGTATCTTTGGAATTCCTAATACGATACCATGTGCAACTAAGGGCTAATAGGTCTTCGGTAGTTTCGATCACTTCGTACTTCTTTACATTCTGTGTGTTTGAGAAAAGATTAAAACCGGCACTAGAATTAAGATTACTCAATGAGAGTGTTTGCAATTGACCGCCGATTGTAGTTGAACCAACTGCACCGGTAGCACCAGAGATACTGATACTGGAAGGCAGATTAGAAAGGGTGTAAATTTGTGCTGACATGATTAACCTATAGAAATATCTTCCATACCTGCAGTACGGAGTTTAACAATATGACCCATCTGCCATTGTTTGGCATCGAGTCCCTTTAATATACCCAACCAACGATTTCGCATCAACGCTACTTCGTTAATTAGAACCTCAAAATCAATGACTTCGGATTCGCCGTCTACATACTTTTCTGCATCACGGCTAGTCAATGCTCTATTATACGCTTCTAAATATTTTTGAAAATGTTTTCGGCGAATTTGCCGAAGTTTAATGTTGAGATAGTTGAGTACAGCCTCTATCTCCTGTAATTGATTAAAACGGTGTTCAGTTATACCGGGCAAAGCGGCAATGTTCTTTTCAACATTGCCGTAAATCTTTACCTCTTTTTTGGCTTCTGCCATTTCCGTTTCGTAGTGTGTGATGAAATCAGGTATCGCAGAAAGATCCTGCGATACTTTTGTGTACCAATTCATTTAATTCCATTCGTCATCGTCAGAATCGTAGTCATCTTCATCTTCGTAAACTTCCTCTTCGGCTTCATGTTCAAATATGTAATTTTTCAGAGCCTTTAAAATTTCTTTCTCGCCTCTGAAAGCATCTTTGATATCATCTGCCTCGTAGTTGTTTTCGATTAAAAAGTTGACTAACGAATCTGCCGCATCACTGCGTTCATTGAAATCGATATGGGAATTTAGTACTTCCCATACCTCCGCAACAAAGTCTAAGCTCATTCAGTAACCTCCTCCTCCGGTGTTACTGTACTTAGCTTATTTGATGTTTTTTTCTGGTATTCAGCCATGACCTTGTCTAGGCATCCGTCTGTGTTTGCTTCCCAAGCCTTACGAAACTTCTTGATGATTTCACCATCTTCTGTTACGTAAACAAGACTGTTGCCTTCCTTCTTAACAAGCTCGTCCTTCTCAATCATGTCTAGCATACCAGAGTAAGGGTTCATACCTGTCTCATAAGGAATCTTGATTTGAACAGACTCGAAAGGTTTAGCGTAACGAGTTTTCATGATCTTACATGCACTGCGAATGCCGCGTACATCAGATACTTTGTTACCATCTTCGTCTTCCTTCAGCTTCAACTTACGCATAGCAACAACGATGGAGCTAGCATAAACGAAACCTTGACCACCGCTGATCTTGTCATCAGGGTCGAACATGTCTTGTGATGCATAAGTGTGGTTAGTAGCAACTAGACCAACGTTATGACTACCGAACATGTTAACACAGTTACGAACAAGTGCAGTCAGTGCCTTAGGCTTACGACCCATGTCACCTTTCATGTCACCTGCTTCAAACTGATTAACGTCAGTAGGAGTCAATAACATGCCCAATGAATCAATAATGAACAAGACCTTAGGCTTGTCTGTTTCAGGCAATGCCTTGTATGACTTCATGAATTCTGAAATAGTCTTAGCTACGTCATCGATCATAGCCATGTTCAATTTCAGTAACTTGCTTTCATCGGTGTCAACACCTAATGCGTGTAGCCATGCTTCGTCAAGTGCGTTCTCAGAGTCAATAAGAACAACGTAAATGCCTTGCTCTTGTGCGTTACGAACTAGGTTACCTGAACAGATGAATGATTTGCCTGAGCCTGATTCACCTGCGAACACAGTAACTTTACCTAGTGGCACACCTCGATGGAAGTCACCACTGATAAGATAGTTCAGTGCATAGTTACCTGTACTGATCCAGTCTGTAGGATCGTTGAAACCGATGCTCAACCCATCGATTGCTTTTGTAATGTCCTTACGGAACTTGCTAATGTCAAAAGGTTTTGCCATATCAGTTATCCAAGTCCATAGTGTTGTATTCTTTGATTAGTTGAATCAATTCTTCTTCGTTGTTACACAGAACCTTTGCGTTCTTCCAATCTTCTTTTTTATCACGACCACTAACTTCAACCATGAAGCCGTTATCATAACGGTTGATGGTGATGGAGTCGTTTACTTTTGTCAGTTTGCTTAATTTTGCCACATTCTTCTCCTATTATTTTTGTGCGATATTGAGATACATTTTATCAGAGAATGAGATTTTGTCAAGGAACTCTGGACAATTATCCGCAATACGTTCTAGCTCGTAATCACTTGGGAAATGTCTCAGTACCCCTCTTGCCCTATCTCTAACTAATGCCGGAACCCTAGGAGTACGCCCAGGGTCACATAGTTCCTCTAACAACTTTTTACCTTGCTTGAGGGCACGGTAGCGTTCGTCTGGTAGTGTCATGGTGTTCTCCTAAGAAAGGGAGCCGAAGCTCCCTTGTTCCGATCAAGACTTGTTTTGTCTAGCACGAATCATTGCTAGAATGTCTTGTGCTTTGTCGCTTGATGCTGGTGCAGTCTTTGGAACTTGTACAGGCTGTGAAGATGAAGTTGTGTCATCATCCCAAGGTGCTGTTGAAGTTTCTGCTACTGGTGTCGCTACAGGTGCGCTAGTTTCAGTAGTCGCGGTTGTTCCTGCTGTAGCCCCTGCAGGTGCTTCTACACCATAAGGACGATAGTACGCACCCCAACGTTCGTTGTCGAAGGGCTGACCATCAACTGATGCCTCAAACATTTCTTTGATGACACGCAACTCTGCTTCGCCGGGCTTCTTAGGCAAGAAGTCAGCCAAGTTGTACAAGCCATGTGCTTCAATAGCGGCTTGTTCTGCTTCTGTCAATGGGCTTTCTTTACGTGCCCAGTTAGAAGTAGAGTAGTCTGCGTAACCACCCTTAGATGTTTTCTTAACGTTGAAGTCAAGACCACGTAGGTAGTCAGTTGGCAATTCTTCCATTTCAGGGTCCATCAAGCTGGACTTAATGATAGTGAAGATTTGTGGGCTGATGATGAATCGGCGAATAGGGTTCGCAGGAGTCTTGTCATCGCCAATTGGGTTTTGTCTAACAAAACCTTGGAATAGATAACTACGTTTCTTCCAATACTTGTTAGCCATTTCTTTCAATGACTCATCCTTGTACCAAGGACGAACCTCTGCCAAGATAGGGCAAGCATCGCCATACATTTCCATACAAGGAACTTGTACAACAGTTTGCTTGACGTTAGGGTCACCCTTAACACCATTGAATGGAAGTTTGATGATTTGACGTTCAACCCAGAAGAATGTATTAGAGTTGTTTGCGTCAGGCAAGAAACGAACTGTGGCTGTAGTGCCTTCGTCCATGTTCCAGTGGGGGTAGATTGAGTTATCAGATTGGGCGCCGGATGCGCCTTTTTGTTGCTTGTTTTCTTGCGCTGCGATACGAGCGCGGATTTCTGCTAATGATGCCATGATATTTTCCTTATAAAATTGAGATGGTCTCGTTTTAATATTCGACACTACCTATTAGTGTCTAACACAAGTGATAGTGTAGCAAATCACAATCACCTTTGTCAATAGTATTTATGCCAGATGTGGGAAACCTCACGTTTTAAGTGAGGTTTTTGAGAACTTATTTACCCAATAATTTGAGCAATGCGTCTAGGTCTTCTTGACCCTCTTTGACTTCTTTTTTGTGTGCGTCATCCATTGCCTTGTCTAGTGCTTTAGCACCTTTCTTGACCATGTCTTTTGCTTTGATAGGTGTAGCTTTGCCCTCTGGGCCCTTCTTATCTTCGCTCTTGTCCATTTCAGACAATTGACTCTCACCCACTAGATCACCGATTGTCGCTGGTCTGTTTGCTTTCGGGCCTTTGTTGCGCCATTGACCTGCTTCACCTGTAGCGTAGTCACCTGCAAACTCATCTTCGTCAACCTTTTCAACATCGCTGTATGCCATGCTTGGCTTGCCAGTTTGTGGGTTGCGAACACCTGCACGTTTCTTCAAGTCTCTTAGTAGTTCATCATCGTCTTTACCAACGATTGCTTTACCAACAGCCTTTGCACCAGTCTTCAATGCTCCACCGACCTTTTTAGCAACGTCACCTAGACCTTCGCTAGCGGCATCTTTGAAGTTTTGTGCTGACGGTGCGCCTTTACTACCAGGTTTACGCATCTTCTCACCAGAGCCATTTTTGATACGGTCACGCTTGGCATGAATGTTAGCCCATAGACCTTTGCCTTCTTCGTCCAATTCGTTGTCTTCGGGAATACCCTGTGGGTTCAATGCCTCTTGGCCACCGTCACCCTCATCCAAGTCAAATGCATCTAGTCTAGATTTTTCTGTTGCTTGATTGTGCGCCAGTGTTTCTGCACCTGGGGCTTCATCTAGTTGCTCTTCTGGTTCCTCACTTGCTTCACCACCGTCACCACCTTCAAGTAAGCTGTCAGCCCACTCTGCTAGTTCGTTGACTTCTTTCATCTCACCCAAGTTCTTACTTAGTTTGTTTAATATAGGCATGACTGACTCAATGCGAGGGTCCAATGTCTCTTGGACAAATAATTCGTTTAGCGCACTTTCGTCACTGTCATCTTCCATTAATGCAGGTGTATATGATTCAAAGTAAGCATTGTAACCACGTGATCCGCGCATTCTACCTAGAGATTCACGTAGTTGTTGATAGTGGTTCAATCCTTCGTTGATTAAACGTTGTGCTGATTCATTGAACTGATTGCCACGTACTGCACGAACGAATCCTGCCATCTTAGAATATTCTTCGCATAGACCTTTGATGTGATTCCAACGATCATCGTTAGGAACGCCACCTTCTGCGATATGTCTAGCATATACTTGTGCAAGACCGGGCTTGTTTGTAGGTGCTAAAATTCTTTCACCTTGTGTGTTCTCTAAGAAAATCTTAGCAATGTTACGATAACGTTGCTCACCTTCTTGAATCTGGCGAGTATGTTGTAGAATGATCTTTACTGTAGGTACAGCATCATTGTAACTTGCTGATTTACCCATTGGGTAGTAGCCTTCGGCGATTTGTTCTTTCTTTTTCATATAGGTCCTTTGTGACATGTCGCTGTCAATTTTTTCTTTGGGTTCTAGTTTAAAGCTCAACTGACGAGCGTGTGCCCACTTTTTCAAATGTCTGAGTAATCCATACCAACTATCATCAAACTGCGTTCCTGGTGTTTTGTTACTAGCAGTAGATGCAACGTCTTGGTCATAGTAAAGAGTCAAGTTCTCTGCACCATCGACAGAAACCCATGCGTCATCGACGGGTTTGCCGGCTTGTTTGAATGTAAATTTGAATACGTCTGCTTCTTCAGGTGGCACTGTTTTACCAGCATTTGAAACGTCACTGTCTCTAGGAACAGGATCATACCCACGAGAATTGAGCAAATCGTATAGTTTACGGTTTAATGAATCTGTTTGTATTGGCATTTGGCTTTTATTTTAATAATGTATTTATCAACTTATCACAGCAAAGAAGGGTAAGGGTTGTATGTATTCATCATGGTCCCTGATCTGGTCTTCTAAACTAGTGTGATAATCCGACAATTCCTGGAACATTCTGACTGTCAATAAGCTGGCCATGACCAAATCGTCAGTTTCTCCGATTTTTGCCTCATAACTACCACCTACAGCAACAAAAGACTTTAGTTCAGAAACTAGACTCCTGCTGTTAATGGTCATTTTTTTGGTTTCTACTAGGGTCTTGAACTTGGCACACGCCGATAACTTGACCTTGTGCGTAGTATTGAATCCTTTACGCTTTTTACCACGCTCACTCAAAAAGATACCAGGGATGTTGCTTTCCCCGTATTCATTCAATGAGATTAACGCGGCTTCGCCGATGCTGTTGTTTTCGATAGAGTAATAGATGTTACTAGCTTCACCGGTACAATCTTCAATGTACTTGTTTATCTGAGCCATCAATTTGATTTGTGTAGGAATGTCAGTTTTATTGTGCTTCCATTCCCCTACTTGTGTTGTTGTGTTTGCTTCAAAGATTTGAATAGCGGCTGGGTCACCACCAGTACCCAAGCTAGGATCCAATGCAACTGTGTAGATATTACCTTTCTTAGGCTTGCTATACCAACGCACTTGGCCCATTCTATTGACAGGCTCAATACCTTCCATATCAACTAGTGTCGTGGCTGCAATTAATGTTTCATCAGCAATAATGAACTCACAACCAATCTCTCGACGGAAACGCTCTTCACCTAATTGTGCCTTCATCTCTTCGGCCCACTTAGCATCTCTGCCAGGCTGCTCTGTCCAGTAAGCACGATACGCTTTAAAGCCGTTGACTCCTAGTTCGGTTTCATTGCCATATGCATCTTCACACTTATTAGCAAGCTTCCAGATCAAAGCGAATTGATCCTCGTCACTGTTAGGTGTACTTGTGATAATCGCTTTACCACCAGTTGACAATGTAGGAGTAATAGAAGTCCAGAACAATTCAGCGATACTAGGTCGAACGAACGCAAATTCGTCCAGATACAGTAGAGAGATAGACATACCGCGACCTGTGTTTTCAGTAGTTGTAGCTGAAACGATACGTGAGCCGTTCTCAAAGTCTAATGAGCCCTTATTGTAAGTAACTACCCCTGCTTTAATGTGATCGGGGCAGTTTTCATATGCATAACGAATACGTTGCATAATTTCTTGTGCACCAGTATATTTGTGCGCTGCAATAAGAATGGTACTATCAGGTACAAACATAGCATACCACAATAAGTATCCAGCAGCACTGGTAGACTTACCTGACTGTCGAGGCATTAGACTGATTGAATATCGATACTTGTGATATGTTTCAATCAGTCGTTCCTGATAGGGCCAGGGGTGATAGTTCATGCTACCCTTAGTTGGGTGCTGAATCATAAAGAAGTTATCCATGAAGTACAGATAACCGGTATCGGGGTCGCAACACTTGATAAAGTCGTCAAGATCCTTTTGCGTCTTGAACTTTGTTTTAGTGTACGGCGTTTTAACTAAGGAAGGTGCTCCACTCATAGTAACTATTTATATGGGTAGATTCAACTAAAAGGATTTTCGCCCGTTATGTCTGGTCTTGCGAACCAAAGCTTGAACCATTCATCTGAACCGGGTTTGATATTGTTCTCACGCATATACTTACCCTTGTCTATTTTTGGCATAGTTGATTCTGATTTGATATTGCTAACACCACTCAATCTTTTTAGATCATCCAACGGCATATCTTTCTCAGGAGCAGGTTTATACTCCTTCATGGATTGGTATGCGTTTTGTAGCTTGGCTTGTTTAAATGCGTCAAACATTATATATTAGCTATTAAATAACCTTCAATTTGGCCACCAATGTTGCTCGTTCCAGAGCTACTTGCCACTTGCCATTGAATGTCAGTTTTTTCTGGATATGGTCTAGGAACAACTTTAGTAGAGTTGTATTGTTGTTGCATAGGGAAAGTAAGAACAACAGTGATTAGACCAGTAGGAGTTCGTGTCCAACTTCTGTACGTTGCGGTCTGACTACCTGTTTGGTTAGTATACCAGTTACTTTGCGTAAGATAAAAAGTATACCCTGCAGGAACGGTATAGACTGTCATTTGACTTCTTCCTGCACTATTATTTGAAGTTGTTCCAATGAATGCAAGTGTAATAGTTTTGTCACTGCTGCCTGCACGAATTGTTCCGACGTTTTGTGGAACTCTTGTCAAGCTGATGCTATTGACTCTCAAGAAACTACTAGTTGTTAGTACACCTGTTGTGCCATTCGTCAATGTAACAGTCTCTGTAAGAATATTATAACTTGCATCAAGACCACTGACTAACACACTAACGTTAGTATCACTTGCACTGGAACTCCATACACGAACTTGATGTGCGGAATCAAAATATACATATGTCCCATCGTCCCAAGCAGGGATAAAGGTAGTTCCAACGTTTGAGCTATATCCTGAAATACTCAGTCCTTGTACCCCGGGCACTTGATTTCTAGCAACCTGTAAGTTCCAAGGCGCGTTATCTATGTTGTTAGTATTATCTAATGAGACTATCCATGGGTTTGTATCTTGTGTTACGGATACTTGACCAGTAACTGGCATTGTGTTACCGGATATGTCTATGTTTCCCAATTCAGAGACATGGGCATCTATTGCCGCGCCAATGGTCACATTACCGATAATTTGTGCATTAGTGTTTAGATAAACCGTGCCGGTGACTTCATCTAATGCTAATGCTTGGTTAATGTTGCGTAAGTACCAAGGACTTACGTTTGCTGGATCCGGTGTAGCCATAAAAATACTCTCTAAGTAGAGAGTATTTATCGTTTACTTGATATCAAGCGGTCTAGCTTTTGTAGCTATGATACAGTAGAACTTCTCGCGGACTTTCTTTGGTTCGCCACCTTCAGGATCAGCAATGCCCAAGTCAAACTCGATGCTATTCAACACGTTAGTATCGAATCCAGTTCTGTGTAATAGTGCTAATAATTGTTGCTCACCTAAAATACTATAGTGATTCAGGTTCCATTCATGTCTACGTTCGCAGTCAGGGGCAGGAACTTCGATATAGATTCTTCCACCTTGTTTCAATACACGATTGTATTCCATCAAGCTAAAGATAGGGTATGGACTATGTTCTAGTGCATGTCGCAAAAAGATAAAATCGACGGATTCGTCATGGTATCCATCCTTTTGAGGGATAAAGCTTAGATCATACTGCTTAATTGTATGTCCTTTACTCTCGCACAGGGCGATATCGCCAGGACTTAATGTGACGCCGGTAACGTCATTGTATCCTCTGGTCTTCATTTCGTCTAAGAAATAGCCAGGACCACACCCCAAATCTAAGACCTTAGCGTCTTTGGGAATGTTAAGAGGGTCAATGTATGTCTTGACAACGTTGGTCGTCAATTCTTTGTGAAACTGACTGTCACCCTCATCGTAGATGTGGGCGGTATAAAGCCATTCATTGTAGAATTTAAGTTTGACTAGGTCAAGTGTTGAGTTGATATCGATCATAAGTATCCTGAAATTATATGAGAATACTTATGCGATTTCTCCTTCTGATTATTTTTTCTTGTAGCCCTTGAAAGGCTTCACAAGACTCTTTGTGTTGGTATCAGGTAACTCTTGGCTACGTAGGTCACCTTTGTTTATATCACGTATATCACTACCAATAACCTTATATGCTTTCTCAAGCATCTTTTGCTCTACATCGGTGTATGGATGCGCTGAATTATTGCGTCCGATCCAGCTTTCACCGTTAACCTCAGGTGTTATCTCGCCGTCTGTACAGGCAGCAGCCATCATGATACGATTCAATTCATAGAAACGATCAGTATGCGATGGGTCGATAAAGGTGTTAACCCCTCTAGTAGCCCATTGTTGACGTTTAGTTATTTTACCCTTGCGTCCTTCGGATACGAATTCTGTAGCTCTCATTTTCTCTTATATCCTTTAAAGGGTTTTAATGTACTCTTTGGTGTAGTGTCAGTAGGTTCTTCACTCTTTGCAGTAGTTACTAATTTAGCATCGCTGGGCCTTAACCCCATTTCGTGCATTGCATCATCTAAGTACTTCTGTAAGGGATCTTTACCAGCATAAGAAACAATTACCTCATTCTCACCCCACGGCGTTTCTTTCTCAAACTCAGGAACATCATCTTTTTCACGTTGTTCACGACCTTTAGCTCCGGCTAAGGCAACACCAAAGCGATATTGCATATAGAAATCATTGTTCTTTAGTGAGTCAATCACCCATGCTGCCGGTAAGGTATGTCTTACAGCAGGCTGTATCGATCCTGTTTCTTCCGTGATAAATTCTCTAGCTCTCATTAGATAGATTCCGTAGTTAAAATAATGTCGTCCTCAGTTCCCATTACAGAACCATCAGGATATCCATCTAACCCTAAGTTTAATCCGGATGCATAATCGCCGATGAATGTGACCTCTGATGCTATGAAGTGTAAGATAACAGCATCTTTGATAGGATTAATTAACAGTCTCACATTACCCTCAAACACATCCATGTCATAACGACATAGTGCATTACCATCGAATAATGTACCGTAAGCATTGAACTTTACACCGTCTAGGTTATTTGTAATGGCAGCAGTGATAGTTATATCCTGCATGTCAATTGTATTTGGATCAGATGATCGTATCTGAAACTTTCCTTGTGAAAATGTATTAGCTGCCGTTTGATAGATAACCTGTTCAGGTGTTAGACCTGCAGTAAACGTATTCCCTGTAGTAGTTGCAGTAAAGAATAAGTTTGAGAAATTGTTGTTAATCTTAGCAAACGCAGTACGTAAAGGGTCGCCCTCACCATCGTTTGGTTGAGCACCGATGTTAATGTACTCTTGTGCTCCATATGGACCAGTTGGTGTAGCTAAGTTTGCAATATACGATAGTGCATCAAACTGCATCACCTCAACAGTAGTAGGTGATTCAGGCAAAGTATAGTAAACATTGTTAGCTAACAGCCCAATATTGATGTTTCCACTAAATTCGTTAACTGGTTGTGTGTCCACTACTTGTTCAGTAGGTAATACTTCTCCGTCACCTGTCGTAACAGCGAACAGATTGGTGAAGTTGTCATTAATCTGCTCAAAGGCAAGGCGTAATGAGTTTTCGTCAGTAGCTATCAACTGGCCTTCAGTTGAGGTCAATTCAAATAAACTAGAGAAATTATTGTTGATCTTCTCAAAAGCAAGACGTAGCGGATCACCCGAACCATCGTTCGGCAAGTCGCCGGTATTGATTATTTCTGGGGTGGTCATTGTGTAAATCCTAGCATATGTAGTATTTATCTTTCAAACCAAGACTTGGGGCGCTCAATAGTCAGCGGTTTCTTGCTACGTTGTATCTCTTGTAGGGCTTTAATTGCTTGTATTCTGACACTTACGTCCTGAGTTTCCTTGACAATCTCAGTGAGGGCTGAAATCCTAGCTAATTCAGCCATGGTGTAGTCTTTGTTGAGGGTTTTCTGAGTGTCTACGTATATCTGGTAATCGTTAGTGGATGCACATCCTGCTAGCAAAGCCACCGATAATATGCTATTACTTACCAGCTTCATCGTAGATTTTCTTCTGTTCATTATACCACTCTTGCCAACCATCTACTTTGGTCGAACATTCATAGTACATGGTATAGTTGGTTACAACTACCTTTAGCATGTCAGTAATTGATACTTTATCACCCTCAATCTTCTTCAAATCCTCACATTTTTTCATGAGTTCTGGGGTAGCATTAGGGAACTTAGGGGCTACGGGCACAGTTGTAGAGCATCCTGCAAGTAATAAGGCGATTAGTAAGTATCTCATTTTGTGGCCGCCTTATTCATTTGTTCAATTACAGAAGCAGGGACATTAGGGCATTGTTCAACGAACTTTATTACTTCATTGTCTTTGACAACTTCGCGGTCAATGTACTTGATAATCTCACGACCTTTCTCACGCACAATCTTAGTCTTTTCAACAACTTTTTCTTGGATCTCAATATTTTTATTAGCGGCTTCGGCTTCTGCCTTCGCTACTTTGGCTTCCATTTCTTTGACTTTAAGTTCCCACTCTTTGTAGTCAGCTAGTCCGCCCTCAAGGTAAACGCCGAAAACTAGCAATAGTATACTACATACTTGTATTGCTAATTTATAGGATTTAATAAAGGGTATAAATCCTAGGACAAAGCCTGCGATTACGCCCAGTGTGCCAACGACAAATATGATATGTATGGCTGATTCAGGTAGTATTGATAGTATCCACATAGTACCCGTATTTATACTAGATACTCATTCCCCGAAGAATTCATCCACTTTCTCGGCTATATAATTGACTTCGGAATCAGTCAATTCAGGATAGATTGGTAAGCTAATCACGCCCCTAGATAGCATTACACTTGTAGAAAGCATATCTGGTTTCGTTAATCCTATTGATGTAGGTAAATCGCCCAATACATATTCATAATGAATCTTTGTATCTATGCCATTGAGTAGCATGTGAGTATGGAATGAGTTTCGATCAGACATGTACAATACAAACTTTTGATTTGCATGAGGTGTCCTAGTGTCATTGAGACATTCAAATGGCAAATCTTTAAATTGTTCACACCAGTAGTCTGCTATCTTTTTTCTGCGGTCTTGCCAACGATCAATGTGTTTTGTGCGTACTAGTAATTGGGCGCAGTCTTGCTCGGACATTTTGCTATTAGTACCTACAGCATCAAAGTAAGGCTTGTTGTTGTCTTTGTACCTTGTTGCATAGAGATACAAATGTTCGTTGTTTGTTACGATAGCACCTCCATTGCCTGATGCAGGTAGATTCTTTGTAGGATCAAAACTGATTGCCATACCACTACCAACATTGCCATCACATGCTAACCAATGTTGTGCTCCATCGACAATAACACTAAAGCTGTCACGATAGGTAGCTTCTGGCCATGGTCGTCTACCGCTGAACCCCACAACGCAATCGTAACTACCTCTTCCACCGGGAGGGGTATCTCTACGTAGGATGCCGTGCCTATCTGTGTCACCTATTTCAACATCCCAACCAGCGGTCAAGAATGCGTTTAGTGTTGCTGGATAAGTTAGATTAGGTAGCCTTATCAATGGGTTAGACGTAATACTTTCGTGATGCTTAATCTTTTTCCATCGTGCAATAATCTCAAGTGCTTGTGTACCACTGTGAACAGTGATAGCATACTTTGTTTGCGTTCTATGTTTCAACCATTCTTCAAATGAACGAGTATAGTGACCGCCAACGAGGTAACCATCTTTCAAGGCACGATGAGTTGCATCTAATAACTCGTCTTTCAAGTTAGCATATTGCCTTGCTAGACCAAAGTGAGGTATATTCATCCCCATCGTAATGTCATCCAAGTTAATAGTTCTTCGCTGACGATATAGCGTGTGCAACTAATCTGACAATCTTCAATTTCTTCTGCATTCTTCCACATGTGAAGAGGTTGCTCCATCAACCATTCTTCTACTATAGGTCTAACGTCAACTGCATAATATGTACAGTCAGGTTTATCGTACAAGACACATTCGTTTTGATTACGTGCTAGTGTATAGTTCTTGAATCCTACTTTACCGTCTTTCATCTGAAAGATAGGATTTGTACCAGTCATTGGCTGTACACCAACTATATCCTTTGCGATACTAACTGGCATCAACTTGCGAAGGATAGGGATAGTGAGTTTGTTAAACATTCTTTTCTTGCCAATATGCGCTAGTACTCAACCAATCATAATACTTCTGAAAGCCTTCTTCAACATCGACTTTAGGATCGAATCCAAAGTCTCTGCGCGCCGCATCAATGTTCAATGCGCCTCGGCTCGGGAAGTCAGCATCTTTGTCACGAACTTCAATGGTGCCTTTACCGACAATCTTCACAGCTAATTGTGCCGCATCAAGCAGACTCCTACTGTGGCTCTTAGTGATGTTGTATGTTTTATTGTCGGTATCAGGACTTAAACTAGCTCTGACGATTCCTTCCGCGGCATCTTCAACGTAGGTGAAGTCGAGGGTTTCTCCTGCTCCATTAACCTTAAGAGTTCCATCACGCATCGCTGTGAGCATGAATTTTGCAATAACTCTATCTTCCACATCAAGCGGGCCGTAAACAGCACTTGGCCGAATAATAACATGATTAAAACAGCCTCTGCGAGTGTAATCTTTAACCAAGTGTTCCCCGGTGAGTTTGAGTATTCCATATTGTCCTTGTGGCTTGCAGTTATAATCTTCTGTTACATCGTCAGTGAAGTCACCATAGACCATACTTGAACTGATGTATACGAACTTTCTTACGTTGTTGGTTTTGCTTAATTCGCACAGGTTCAACAGACCTTCGCTCATTACTCTACTACCCCATTGAGGATTAGCATTGACAACCTTCTGTCGAGGGAAGCTTGCCATGTGAATCACAATATCAAACTTGTGAGCCTTAAACATCCAATTGATATTTCCGTTAGAATCACAAATGTCATACTTGTAAATATGGTGTGTTTTGATCTTCTTCTTTCTTTCAGACATGAGATATTCTATCTCTGACTGCGTGATGATACCGTAGTTTGTCTGTGTATCAAAGATCACTACCTCATGACCTAGCTTTTCTAACTTTGCTACTACATGGTGTCCTATAAGACCTAGTCCACCTGTTACTAAAATTTTACTCATACTTTAATTTCCAATACGTATATGCTTTGTCAGTGAGATAGGCTCTGATTGTATAGACATAGCCATACGTACTGGGATCCATATGTCTATGCCATGAAGGTTGTTCTACACTGTTTTTTATAATCCACTGACCAGCGTCACTGTGTTCCCATTCATACAATGTTTGTCCTGCCCATAGATCAGGATCTTCTACATCGCTCATTCTAAATGAGTGAACTATTACACTTCGTTTCATACTGCCATGTTGGCTTTGATTTGACCGTGACTCTGATAACCATCTAGTACAATGTCTTGCGGAGTCATTTCAAAGATGTCTGTTTTATCTGCGGGTAGATACAATGTCGGCGCTGGGAATTCTGAACGTGACAGTTGTTCCTTCACCTGCTCAATATGATCCTTGTAGATGTGTGTATCGCCTGTACTGATAATCAACTCACCGACCTTTAATCCACAGTGATGTGCAATCAAATGAGTGAGTAACGCATAGCTAGCAATGTTAAAAGGTAGCCCAAGAAATACATCCACGCTACGCTGGTACATATGACAAGATAGTTCTTTGTTTTTGTTGACATAGAATTGACTCATAACGTGGCAAGGTGGCAATGCCATTTGATCTAACTCGCTCACGTTCCAGGCAGTAAGAATGTGCCTGCGCCCATTAGGGTCTTGTTTCAGCCCTTCGATGAGATTTTTAAGTTGGTCGACTTCCGTCCTATCCACTGCGAGGCGTGTACCGCCTTTGTGCGCCGGGCCCATGTCCTTTTCAACTGTGTCCTTGTTCCAGTGCCTCCACTGAACTCCGTAGACACGACCCAGGTCACCCTCGAACTTCGCTTTCTGCTTCCAATACGGAGCAAGCGCATTTGGTGTCCAGATTGTAACCTTACCGTCCTTCGTCCCATGCGTAATCTCGGCGAGGCGCCTCTCGTCTCCCGAGCCTTCAATAAACCAAATAAGTTCACCGACGCAAGCTTTCCATGCCAGCTTCTTAGTAGTGATTGCGGGAAAGCCCCTACGCAGATCAAAGCGAAGACTACGTCCAAACACACTAATAGTGCCAACGCCAGTTCTGTCATCTTTTTCTTCTCCGTTATCTAAAATGTCTTGTAGTAAATCGTGATATTGTTTCATTTACGTTTCCAAATTTCATAAGTGTGGTCAGTGTGTTGTTCTTTGAACCAACACGTAAACTCGTTCTCTAATTTTACTAAATTTATGAAGGTATCACAAGTGTATTCGGTCAGTACTCTTGTTAAATGTATTTCATCAATCAAATGCCAGCATGTCTCAATGACTTTGGCTCCACCTATAACCCAACCATCTTTTACTGATTCTAAGAATATAGGATCAGATAATGTGATAGCACCGTCTAATGCTTTGCTTGAGAACACATAATTAATTCTATTGGGTAGTGGTTTCTTTGGTAGGCTTTCCCAAGTATTGCGACCCATGACAACAGGGAAGCCTGTTGTGAGTGCCTTGAATCTTGGCAAATCGCCCTCGATTTTACTCCAGGGCAATTTGTTATCGTAGCCTATTCCACCTTTCGGGTCACATGCTACTATTAGTTTCATAATCTTCCTAAAATCTTGTCAGTCTCCGGCTGAACAGTGTCAGCAATACTTTGAACATTGAGAACAAATTCTACAGTAGTAATTTGGTCATCGAGTTCGTGCAGTTTTCTACCAACTGCGTCCTCTATTTGTTCAGGGTCAAGTCCTTGCGACAGAAACTTTTCGATATTGATAGTTTGCTGTCTTTTACCTTCTAGCTTAACAATAATCTTTTTGATAAACTGTACTGGTATCTTTTGTTTTTCAACATCTTCAAGGATATGTTCCCATTTCGCAATGAATTCGGGTGACATTTAATTATACTGCTACTTTGACTTTAGCGGGACGACCGCGACCTCTTTTAACTGGTTGTGCTGATACTGCTGGAGTAGTTTCTAGACCAACGCCATCCATACCCGCAGCCTCTTTCAACATGCGATCCGATTCGGCAAGCAATCCACGAGCCTCAGCGGCCATCTTCAATGCTTGTTGACGCAAATTGTTTGCAATAGTAGAGTCACCCAGAGCACCATCAGACGCAGCCTGTACAGGTTCAGTATTCTGTGGGCCGCGCATTCTACGTGCAACGTCTGCTGGATCTTGTAGACCCATGCTCTTATCCATTTCAGCAAGACGTTTAACAGCGGCTTCGCCTTGTTTCATTTCATCCAAAATCTTGTTGAGTTCATTCAACTTAATCTTAGTGTTAGGTGCCGGAGTCATTACGACTAACTCAGTATTGACCTTCTTCAACTGTCCTTCCAAGTGAAGTACTTGAAGAATTGGCTTACCATCCTTAGTGTAAGTGCGATTCAATGCATCAGCCAAGTTCTCACTGTTCTGTCCAATATCAGATTCAATGCACTTAATCATTGGGTCATGAATATGCTGATTCAATAGTTCGGTATAAGTTACCAAGCACATGTGAGGTTCGCCCGGGACCTCTCTAAAAATAACTGCGACTTTGCGGTCACCGTGTTTGCCTACGTGTCTTAAAAAACTCATAGTTTTCTCCTTGTAATGATATTATTTAATTGCTAAAATAGCTTGTGAAATTTTTATTAGGACCACTTTAGTTCATACAGAGTTGCCTCTGACGGGTCCTCAAATGACACATGAGTGTTATCTATGAAATTTTCATCGATACTTGATTCCAAAAAGAATCGACCTGTCAGTGAAGACAGAATCCATTCAACGGAAGCATCTGTTGCAGGTGTAGTTGCTTGCACAAAATGTGCCGGCTTGTGGGACATGTTTCTATCAATGAACCAGACCTCAGGCTTCAATGTTATCTGGTCAACCATTAGACTTTTCCTTTTTCTTGAGTGCGTATAGCATCTCCAATTTTGAGAGGGCATCGTTCAATGTGGGGTCAGAATCAGCCATGAACACTGCCTCTTTGAGATTGATCCAACGTTGGGATATCTCTTGTTCACGCTTCCATGTAGGATCTACATGGACTAAATGGCGATCGGACGATCCACGCTTTCTTGCGTAGACCGTCTTACCTCCATCAGGTGATTCGTATATCAGAGCTTCATCAGTCGTCATTAGTCATGAATGCCTTGAAAAACCCTGACAGAATCCTGTAAAAGACATACAAGATTCCCAGGACACTTGCGATTAAAACCGCATAACCAAGTATATGAATGATTGTTGTCATATCATTTGTCATCGTAGAGTGCGAACGTACCGAATGGGGGATGCGGATCGGGGTCACCGTGAATGATCCAAGTCGTATCGCAGTAGTCAGGATCTCCCCAAGAACCACAAGGATAACCGTCAGTGAAAACAATCAGACGCTTGGGCACATTACCAACTTCTTTCAAGTAAGTAAAGATAGCGTCAAAGTCAGTGCCACCGCCACCTGCTGGTTCGTAGCCATCGATTGAATCGAGGTTCTCGCTAGTGAAGTCAGCGGGGTTATAGATTTCAGTGTCAAAGCAGAACACATGAACCTTGTAGCCATCGAATGCTTCCATCATGCCACCGATCTCACCCAAGAATGCTTGTGCTTGCTTGTTAGAGATAGAACCAGACATGTCGATAGCAACAACCACATCGATTTCTTCACCGGGAGTCATACCGGGCATGATAGCATCCATGTGCCAACCACGCCGAGAAGGACGCATCCAAGAAAAGTCAGTACGAATTGCACTGGTCAAGTTAGTCTGAATCAGTTCACGCCAGGGCATGACAGGATCAGTAACGTTGCGAATCAGACGTTCAACACCTTTGGGCAGTGAACCTGCTTCGGCAGATTGTGCGGCATTCAGAATAGCCTGCTTGATTTCTTGACGGGCACGTTCACGTTCTTCACCTGACATGCGAGGACGCTTGCCTTTGCCTTCTTTGTCACCATCACCGTCACCATCGCTATCTTCACCGTCACCGTCACCATCAAGGTGATCGTCAATCATTTGATTGATAAGGTCATCAATGTTGATCTTCTGGACATTCTTCATGAGGTCATCATAGATTTCCTCAGACGATTTACCATCATACTTTGCCTCATAAAGACAGGGCACAGTCTTGATGAACTCGCCAACCTTGTGTCGCTTCAAGTCAGCGTTAACGGCGTAGTCGTTTGCAATGTTAAACAGTTGCGGATCACGGGTACCTCGGCGACCCATGTGATCGTAAACAACGTGAAGCACCTCATGCGCCACGAGGAACTCAACCTCTTTAGGGCGCAACATCATAATGAATCGGGAGTTGTAATAGAACTTGAGACCGTCGGTTGCCGCAGTAGAGCACCATTCGTCGGCGTTGGTCAATTGCATTCGGGTTGCAAGATTGCCGAAGAATGAATGACGCAACAGCAAACCGATACGTGCAGTCACCAGACGTTCACGTGCCTGATGGTCGATTTTGGGGTCAGTCTCACCGACAAGTTTATCAAACTTGTCATTGTGTTTTTTAGTTTTGCGCTTGTCAATAACTTGACTCATACGATACCTTTCTATGCAATACTAGTATTATAGCAAATACTGGATTTATTGTCAACCTCAGTTGAGCAGGCGCTTGGGAGGAACCTCGTCATCAGATTCGATGAACTCCATGGTTTGTTCCAAGATTTCTAATTGTTCATCAGTGAGGGAATCGAGGTCCACGGGTTGCGAACGGTCGAATAGTTCGCCAGAGTCAGCCAGTCGCTGAATCTCTGCTACAAGTTCATCCAGTTCCTCTTGTGTGCCTTCAAAACTGTCAAAGCAACCGGGAGCGAAAATTATCTTGGGGGTTTTGTTGTCATCACTCATAGCGACAGACCTCGATATCCTGCATCAAATGCAATGAGGGCAAACGGTAATGCACAATCCAATCGAAACTTTGCAACGCCTTGGTCCTTTGTCAGACCTTGTGCACGGGCACGTTGCCCCAATGCGTAAAAATACTTTTTGCCACTCATAACATTACCTTATAAAAAGGGGTGGGATATCACTCCCACCCATTAAACAGGGCATTTCTGCCCCGGGAGTAAACAACTGTCTCTTAGGATCAGTTGCCAGCTTCCACGATGTACTTACCGTACTTCTTGTGGAATTCATCAAACGATGCACCAAGCAAGCTAGGCTCGATCGGCAGTTTGTAAGTCTTGAGCGCAATTTTAGCACCCATCACGACCAGTTCAGTCTCGAAATTCTTCATGATGTATTCGAAGAAGTTCTTAGCCATGTCATGGAACTCTTTGTTGTTGACCTTCTTGTTTTCAAGAGAGTCACGCAGTTCGTAGCACATAGAAACAGTCAGCGAGTACATCGCAGAGATTTCCTTGACAGACAGATCCTTGACCTTACCAGACAGAATATCTGCCGGGTCGGGCATACGACCTGCAACCTTACGGTGTGCCATGAACTTAACAGCAAGACCTTCACCAACAGCACCTGCAACCAAGTTGAACAGAGTATCGGTATCAACGTCCTCATCCTTCAGCAGATCAGACACAAACACCCAAGAGCGAGGGGTAGCGAATGCACGGCTAGCGGACTTGCTATCGAATTCGTACAGGTCTTGCTTTGCGAAAGACAAGTAACCAACCACGTCCTTGTGAATGCCTTTGTCAACAGCCCAGTTCTGCCATGCAGTAAAGTCAGGGCGCATCTCCAAGTGCAAGAATCGGTTAGCGAGGGGCATCGGCATGCGATAAGTCACACCCTTGTCACTGTCACGGTTACCTGCCGCAACGATAACAACGTTATCAGGCAACTTGTACTTACCGACACGACGGTTCAGAATCAGTTGATAACCTGCAGCCTGCACAGCGGGCGGGGCACTGTTCATTTCATCGAGGAACAGAACAACAACGGGATATTGACTAGCAAATTCCTCGTCAGGCAGATCGACGGGCGCGGCCCAATCCATCTTACCGAGATCCTTGTTGAAGTATGGGATACCACGAATGTCAGTGGGTTCCATCTGAGCCATACGCAAGTCAATCACGAAACCGCCGAGTTCATCGGAAATCTCTTGAACGACCTCAGACTTACCGATGCCAGGAGGGCCCCACAGAAACACGGGACGCTTTGCTTGAAATGCCTTCAGCACGGCTTTACGGGCTTGAACGCTAGTGATGGTCAGATTGTCAGAAACTTTAGACATGTTTACTCCAGTTGTTGAAAGAAAGAAAATTAAGAATCTGTATTGTATGCGATGTTTGATTTATTGTCAAACACTTTCACAGAATTTGGGCGAGAATGCGATTGTACACATCCTTTTGTGCCATTGCATAGTCGTAACCGTTTTCGCCTGGGCGAAAGTTAGACCATTGATTTTGACCTGCAAAGGACACAATGTCGTGCTTGAGGCTGTTGTCGCTGTAAAAGCTTTGGAAGCCATACAGGTCGTAGTGGGCGATGAAGCCACTGCACAAGTTGATAAACTTGTAGCCGGTGTTGTTTAGGGAATTGATGTTCTTACATGCCTTGACGACATTGGAAACAATCAGTGCCTTTTGTCGTTCAGTCAGGGGTGTCAGTGCCATTTCGTTCTCCTGTGTTTCAGTGTCAATACAAGTATTGTATCAGAGTTTGGATTTATTGTCAAGCCTCGTCAATGTCGTACAGATCGGCGTCCAGACGGTCAGACAGACGTTGGGCCAACAGTACGGCATGAGAATAGCTGTCTGTTTCAATGTCATAGAAAAGTTTAGCCTGTGAGTCAGTGCCCAAGAAATTGTCCAGATTTGAAAACAACAGTGTTACTTTGTACTTACGCATTACATGCTCCAGTAGGATTCGCTTGCAGGGTTGCAACACCAAGGAGTGTCAGCCTCGATTTGAACGTCCTCACCGGTCATGTAGTTCTTGACAGTCATGTAACGCTCCTGAACGTCAAAGCGCCAGCCATCTTTCTTCGGATACAGTTGCATGGTCAGTTCACGCAGTTCACGTTCGACACCTGCACGATCCATACCCGAGAACGGGTACTTAGCAACGAAACGCTCACCTGCTTTACAACGGCGATCACGCTTGTAAACTGCAACCATCCATTCCTTGTTAGACATTCAGTGCTCCTTTAATCAATCAATACATGTATTATATGCCCAAACCCATTTATTGTCAAACCTCGAGGGCCCGACGAAGGATTAGTTCCTGCTTACTAAATGCTTCAATTTCCCAGGGCATACTCAAGTATTCAGTTTTTTTGCTGTAGCGTTTGCCAGCCCAAACATACGAACCTGTCTTGCGAGTTTTCAATTGACCTTTAGCCAATTGCTTGACATGTACCATTTCATGAGCAAGGGTAGACCCCAACTCTATGAGACTCCTACGAGGCTTGACTACAACAACGATACCGAGGTTCTTGCCCAGGTCCATTGTTGCACCGTAGTTCTCACCACATTCGTCGGCTACACGAATAAGTAATACTCTTTTACTACGTTCCAGGTTGAGTTGCTGTAGCATCGAGGGAAGGATTGCCTCGATGAACTTTTTGTTACGCTTCCCAGCTTCGATTTTGTATTCCATGCTGTAAGTATATTACATTTTGGGTTTATTGTCAACCTTGAGGCATTGATACTTGTTGGAGTACTTCACGATAGATTCCGCGGCACGTTCAATCTCAGGAGTTGCTTTGACAGAAGGGCCCGTGATGGAAAAAATTGCATGTTGTTTCATTGCGTTTTCACATGAAGGCAATGAAACAAACGAACCAAGCACAGTTTGAGTAGCAATGAAAATTAAGTTGTACATATCATTCCATTAGTTTAGCAACTAGTATTAGTTTTTTCAGATGAACGATTGATTGGTTCAATTCGCTAAGTGGCTTTTCAAGTATGACTTGGCTTACCATTCTGCGACAAGTGACTTCAAGTTTGGAAACCTCAGTGACCATCTTCTCGATGTTCTTTAACATCTTGATAAGGTCTGGATTGTATCTTAGCTTGGACAGTTCGCTACGCAACTGATCGCAAACTTCTCTGGCTTCTAATGCAGTTTTGATTTCCATGTGCCTATTCTATACTAGAGTCCATTTATTGTCAAGCCAACAAAAAAGGCTCCGAAGAGCCTTTTGAGTGAGTGTTTCAATTAGAAACTGAAGGTTAGGCCTAGACCTAGTGCATCTTCCTTGATAGTCTGATAAGACTTGCTTGCATTCAAGTTTAGGGAAACTTTATTTGCAACTGGGATACTGTAAGTAGCGAATGCAACAGTTTGCTTAGTGCGAGTAGCTTCATCAGAACCTACGCGGGTTTTAACGCCCAACAATGCAAAACCTGGACCTACTTTAACACCGGTAGTTGCGCCAACTAGACCATATGTGTATACACCACCTGTTGCACCGTTGAAGCCACGATCATGACCAACACCAACGAATGGAGTAACACCTGCAACAGAAACTTTGTTGTTTGCAACAGTAGCTTCCAAGCTATTCAACATTCCACCACCATCGACTGTAGCAGTACGAGATTGTAGACCTAGTTGATAATCACCGAATCCTTTACCAGCACGGACGTATTGTGCAGTGCTGCCACTTGCTCCCTTTAGACCGCGAACGTTGTCAACGTCAACAGAAACGAAATCTGCGGCGAACGCAGAACCGAAAGTGGTAAGAGCCAAGATTGCTAAGATTTTTTTCATAAATTTTCCTTTAAAAAATAAACCTGTTTAACAGGCTAGAATAATATTTATTGAGATAAAAGCACCTCAATAAAATAGTTCATGACGCAAAGTATACAGTTTCTTTACTCAATGTGTCTAGTTATATGGTCAAACGAACCCGTTTTCTAGACCTAGTTCCTCTTGCAACCAATCTTCGAAAGTCCCATCTACTCTCAAGGTGTATCTAAAGTTTGGCTCTGGGTCTACACCATGATAATCACGATTGTTGAAGAAGTAACTAGTAGATCCTTCATCCAAGTATACCTTCTTGTCATTCACATCATCCCAGATAAAACTAGGTCGCCATCCTGCCGAGAAGAACAGATTTATGTTGTGGTCCTTGTGAGGTGCATTGTAATAATCTCTGTGTGCAGTGACTCCTGCATTGGGATAAGTTGTAAAGAACAATACCCTACCAATGTTCTTGAACGGTAATGTTTCAATGTACTCAATTAATTTAGGGAAGTGTTGCTTTGCTTCCTCTGTCCAAAGAACCTCTGGTTCGTTTGTCTTACTACTAAAATCTTGTACTCGCAAATAGTATGAGAAGAACCACGGAATGTTTGCACCCATAGCGTAATACATGTATTTGTAAATTGCTTTTCTGGGGTCTTTGGCAGTTCGTTCTAACTCTATAATTTTATCTCTGTGTATACCAGTAGGATCGTACTTCTTCATGTCGTACAACATTTCAGAAAAGTTTACCTTCCCCTTCTCTGCTTCTGATTTATGCACTGTACCCGGGAACATAGAGGTTTTGTAGCTATCTACCATCGCAAGGCCCTTGCAACATTCAAGATGCAATTCTAGGTTTTTTGTTGTGTCAATGTATTTGTCCATGGACACGATAGGACTCTTGTTTGTTCCCACACCACATATGGGTACAGGCTCGTACTCAAAATGAGGCCACCTTGTTACATACCCTACGTTTTTATAATCATGTGACATATACATATTTACTTTGTTTTGTCAACCCAAGAAAAAAGGCACCGAAGTGCCTTTCTGAGTTTCTGTTACGAGGTATGTCTTACCCTAGGATGCTTTTATCAAGCAGCCAATGCGAAAACGGAATCGTTTGCATTTAAGTTTTTTGCTTCTTCGGCCGAGTTCCCCCAACCCTACGGTTTTCACATTACCGTGCTGTCCACTCTGTTACTCTTTGCCCTGTCGAAACCATTTCATCCCCATTAGGAGTAATACTGGAATACAGTTTATAAGCGAATCTTTGAAGTTATCTCTTGACCTTGCGGCTACATCGCTATCCAATATTACTTCTGGTG